ACCGCTTCGCCGGCTAGATCCTTGACCTTATCAGCGAGACTGCCTTCTTGGGACGCGCCGGAAGGGGCGCTTCTCTCTTCAGTATTATAGACACGCTGTCTCATCTGTCTGTCGTCCAACCTCACCGCATTGTTTGAGGGTGATCCAACTGGCCATATCGGTGCGCGCATATACCCGTCGGCATCCAGACCCGGAGCAATATCATGCACCACATCAAAATTAATGTCGATCTGAACATTTGTTGGGGCTCGCTGGCCGCGGGACAGACTAGTGTCCCATGGGGCCTCAGAATAATTCATGGACATACCGGTAATAAAGCCGGCCAAACCCTTACCACGAGAATTATCAAATGATTTAATAATTGGATTGTCATTAAGAAAAAAATCTGACAAGGCATCGATGGAATCTGAGGCGGACATGAGGTCCGCAAGGCCGCCGGCGAAATCACCTGCCCCGAACCCGGCTGCGGCACCTTCAAGGAAGGCAACGCCCGCGGTGTTTTCACCCGCAGTCGCATTCATCGCTTCGTTATGAGTACTTATAAATGTTTCTCCATTTACATCCCGTTCATGTCCCTCCATGTACTCTATATCCAACTTAAAATTACTGGTCCCATTAGGGTACCCTAGGTTCTTAATAAGCACACCCACTATTAGATCGGCCTCGACGGTGACACATGCCTTTCCAAAAACGTCACCGGGCTTGATATACCTCGCCCTATATCTCTTATAATATGTAGAAGAATATTTCTTGTAATAATCTCTATCTAAGGTATCATTTCCACGAGATGACGGGAGGTCTCCGGAAGCATTGACTACCTTCTGATTGGCAGCAACAGTGCGTGGGCCCGGGCCTCCAGGTAGGGAAATCCCAAGTTTGCCGGCAATTGCCCCAACACCGGTAACTGAAGCAGCCTTCCCTAAAGCTCCTTTGGCGAGGCCGGCCGCCATGGCGGCTACACCAGTACCCGCGGGTTCCGCCGAAATGATCAGAAATCTCTCACCAACCCATGAATTCCTTTCCCTCCAAAAAGAGGGTGCTGCGCCTACACCTTGCAGCTCAGCCTCAGTCCAATCCTCCTCTCTCTCAGTGAGGTCAGCCGATGCAACGTCCGATATCGCACATGCCTCAGTAGCCTGAATAACATCACCCGGTTGAAGCGGTCCAGCACGATCCGGAGTTGAAGCACGGACCGTAGCACCTAGATACATGTCATATAAGCCCTTGCCACCATCATACTCCGGGAGTGTCGCGGCACCCAGGGCCTTGTCAATATCCTCACCTGCCATTATTAATTGTCCGGAAAATCTTTTAATCTTTTTGTTATTTAGGGAAGTAAGTTTATTACTGTAATTTTTTCTCACTGTAGCAGCATCGCCGTCGTCAAGAACACCATCGGTAATTGACTTTTTAAAGCCAGGATCTCCAGCTCCAAATAACCTTGCCAGACCAAACCTAGAACCGTTCGAACTAATCAGGTCTCCTACTCGAAGCCGAATTAGAGGACTGGCAGTCTGAACTTGAGAAAATGGCATTCGAAACTGCTTGTTATCATCATTCCTCAATAGAGTACCTTTCGAAAATTGTGGATAACACATGGCAGCCACCTTATTGAGGTCATACCACATATGCGCATGGTTATCCTGATTAGTAGCAACGCAATGAAATGATAGGGTCAAGGTACGTGACGTTCCGCGATACGTCCGAACCGGCTCAACTCGGCCGGTTGCCTCCGAGCTATTATAGGACGGACTTATATTCTCGGTCAGCGATGCTAAAAATGCTTGAAATGAGATTATCTCATTCGTTCTCAGGTCGTGAAAGTAAAATGGTACATACTCCGCCTCCAACCTTTGCTCCATTGATGTCACAAAGCCAGGAGGAAACCGACCGTTTTCAATATTCGGAGATGCAACGATGCTCTCACCACCCTCTAACAAATTTTCTTTCCAACCACCAACGGAATGGGGCAGAAAATTTTGCTCAGCAGTATAAATTGATAGCGGAAGCATATAAAGAGAAGGTGAGGTACCATGGCGCCAGGCCATTCCGCGATAACCGCGACTCTGAAACATCCTGTTCCTGGGTCCGGGAGGTTGCTGATCCGGACTTTTAGAACCCGGGGTATGATATGTATAGCCGGCCTGGTGTACCATCGCGATATCGCCTATTGACATCATGGTCACCAAAAAACGCCACGTTGTTGAAGTGGCAACTGCTTGAATGGTTGAGGAAACTCCCTCTAAACCTGTCATAAAAGCACCAGACCCAAATGCAGATACCATTTTATCCACTGCAATGCTAACCTGTGAAATATCTCTCATAACGGCGCGCATAATAACAACATAAAATCCTGGTGATGTAAGGACATTCATACCACCGGTACCATCCAGAAGGTCCTTGGCCGCTCCGGCGGCGGACGCCGTAGTAGCCGGAAATCCGTAGAAGAGCCTTATTCCCATATTCAGAGCGTCCATGGCTTCGGAGCGTAAATTTGGTATACCTAATAATTCCTTAAGAAATCCTCCCACCGCATCCGTAAACGCACCCCAAGAACTCCACATGGACGCCGAATCGTAGTGTAGACTTGAGGCCCATCTTCCCTTTACCAAATCGATTGGACTTCTCGGATTAGGCAATCCCCTACTACCCCCGGGAATGAATGAAAAGACGAGGGATAAAACAAAGAGTGACAACAACATCTCAGCAGCCAGAATTGCCATCCCCAAAGGCATTGCAGAATCAAACTGTTCATTTGGTGTATTCAGGTGACCATAACTGGTGGAATTGTAGGTAGTATAAACATTCCCAAATTCGTCCTCGTCTGTCCGCTGATATCCATCAAAACCACCCCCGCTACCAAATTGATCGGCTTCGCTTAAAGTTGTATCGGCTATCCCCTCCTTAATTCTCTTAATTCCGACGTGGTCCATCACCTGAGCAGCAGTCAAGTCTACAGTTGGCATTTGACTCGCTGCCACCTGGACTCCATTAGCAATGCCAGCAAATATCTGCCTTGCAACATCCCCTTCATCACTAAATTCACCGGCGCCTCTCAATATCAGCAGCGTACCAACCCTGCGGAGCATCTCAGCTTCAACAATAAATGCACCAGGATCATAAGCGCCCAATGTCTTTTGGACAGTCACCATACCACCTGAGTAATTACTCTCGTGAATGTAAGGGGATGACGAGTCGGTGATATCAGGATGAAATCGATTATTTTTAAGAACGTTAGAAATTTTTTGTTGTACGACTGGCACATACTCAGGTGTATCAACAACCCCCGGTTTATCGGATGACTTAACTCTTTTAATACCACTCAAGACCTTTCCAGGATCTCGTGACTTTATGGACTTGTCAGTGATTGCAACGAATGGATCACCGGGAGGTATATCAAATGGCGGTGTATATGTGGGTGCCTGGTGGGGAAGATGGGCGGCCCACTTCCAACCACGGCTCTCAAAAGGTTTAATTGATCCATCACCTCCAACCCGAATTGGAGGTGTGAAGCCTGGATAGCCGGCGCCTAGGGCACTCACTTCCGTCTGATCACCAACTTCAGCACGGGTTTCGGTTGAAAAAGTGCCTCGAGGCTTATAGGCATTGGAGCTATCGGTCAGGAGCTTGCCTAGATAGTGTCGAAGAGTCTTCTTTACATCCAGGCTGAGGTCATCTCCCTCCTTGAATTTTTCCGGATCGCCACTCTCGCTATGCAATGTGTAATTAATGTCGTCAGCCATTCCCTGAGTCCTTGTTAGGTGTTAACAACCCCGTTCTTAATTATCTGCCTCATTGCTTTCTCAAACTCTTTAGCTTTCTCTGGATCGCCTAATATCTCTGGTAATTTTAATATATTGGGAATTGTCTTTCGAAATCGCTCAGCGGTTCTCCTCTCAACCCACTCAATTTCCTCCTCACTCAGTCCCTCAAACACCCAGTCACACTTATCAGACTTTCTCAATTCTTTAATAAATTGAAGTACGTCAACTTTTTCTGAATCTTGCTCTTTCATATCATCCCCTATGCTACAATACTGCAATTAACATCATCAATACTCATCAGTCTGTGTCTGCCACAAAGGCCGATGGAGGAAGGCCCTTGTCTTTCAGACTAACCTTTTGTGTGCACAAACCCTCCTTTATTTTTGTCGAATCCAGCTTCACATGGACATTAATTTTAATGTTACTCTTTGCCGTCGCAATTGTGTATTTCCCAGATCCAACTGCTGTGGCCCGTTGAAATTTACCCAGTGCAACGGCTATACCAACATCATTGACACTATTCAACGCCTCGATCTGGTTATTGACGGCTTCAACAATGGCCTGGACCTTCTTAACCGCATAATCGCTAGCAATGTATGCAGATTTCTCGAGTTTAGGTACGATACCTTCCATCTGCTTCGCTAACTTGGAGGCGTCCTTCTCAATTGTCACAGCCATTTTACCGGCGGTCGCAACCAGACCCTTGTGCTTTATGATTAATTTGGTTGCCTTGATAACCTTATTAGCCTCCAAAAGCTTTGCAACATCCACCTGCTTTAGAAACGCCTCTGCCCTCTTCGAGGCCTCGAGCTTTCTCAGGGCACGCTTCTCAGCCTTTGTGACCGCCTTTGCTATATCCACACTCGCTGCCGCGGACGACTCTGCAACCGCTTTCTCAATCTTCGCGGAAGTCAGCGGCAGATCCTTTTCTGCCGCCCTTAAGTCGGCGACCTTGGACTCCACCCCCGCCACTGCGCCGACGTAATCTGCCTCCATACCTTCATATTCTTTCATCATCTGAGCTCGTAATTCTGGCCCCTGCGCCTCCCACTGCTCCTTTGTATATTTGAAATGCTTCATAGTCAGTTCAGGAAGGTTCGACAAACTTTCATTGATTCGCTCATTGCCCGCCACAATAGAGCTGTTAATATTGTCATATGATACCCCACCTACTTCCGCCAAAATAGCGGCGGTTCGAGCATGCTCTTCGGCGTTCGAGAGGATTGCTATGGACATCTGTTCGCCTCCGGTCTCTACAGCCGACACACCACCCTGAATAAGGCCTTCACGAAGATCATTATGCGTCTTTAGGCCTTCCTCTAACTGTTGTTGCGTAACTTGTTCGTTATGAAGAGCTCGGCCATACTCCTCATTAATCCTATTAAACTTATCTTTCAATTGAGCTTCTTGTTTGTCCAGGGCTGCCAGCCTTCCTTTTAAGATCGCCTTCACCATCGAATTCGTTTCCATTTCTATTTGTTGCATGATGGTGCTACGCTTCGTCTCCATATCACTCATCTGCCGGAATGACTTTCTCAGCTGGTTATCCATCTCAGTGGAAAATTCAGCATTTGTACCGGCCATCGCCTCCTGACCGCCGCGTAGGGTTTCCGACAATCCGACGAAAGCTTCTCTGAGATTAGCGCCCTTCTTCCAAACGTTTTCCTGGAGGGCTTTTGGATCGCCGATATTGGCCATTTGCTCATTGAATTCCTTCTGCAGCTTCTGAGTCGACTCCTTCGTTCGTTTTCTTACATCATATATCGCGTCAACAAAATTGTCGGTCAGGGTGGCGAAGGCGTCCCGAATCGTTTTCGTATCGACAAGGCCTAGAGTGAACGCAGAGAGGACGCTAGCACCCCACTCCTCCGACGCCTTTGCCGCGTCTCGGCTCTTCTTATATTCAGCAACGGCATTGACGGTCGCATTTGCTATTACAGCGGCCGCGACGAGGATACCGGCCCCCAGCCAGGCGCCCCCACCACCTGCGGCGCCGAGCCTGGTAAGTGCAGAGCCGATACCTTGACCGATGAATCCTGTAATTGTAGGGGAGCCGAAGGCAGCACCTAACATAGGGCCGGCAATACTGGCGATCATGCCGAATGCCATCATCATTTTTGCTTTGTCCACAAGGTCCTCACCGCCAATATCTTTCCACCAAGACTTGAGGGCCGGCTTTATTTTTTCCTCCCACTGTTTCCCTATCCAGACCTTGAAATCGTCCCACATCTCCTCCAATGCAGGTTTCCAGTCAGTGCACCAGGCTTCCTTCATAGCATTACCTAGTTCATCCCATGCTGCGGTGATGCCCGGTAGCGACTTTTTAAACTCTGACGCAAATTCTCCGCCTGGACCACCTAGGTGTTTGGTCACCCACTTTATTGCGCTGGAAAACATCTTGTCCAAAGCCGGTGCAATTTCATTCCACCCATCCTTCTTTATCCAGTCCGCCATCGAACTGAACATACATACAATGCCAGGGGCGATCCATGACCATATTGCAGATCCTAGGTGTATGAATATCTCTGACATCACTGTTAGTATCTCACCACCACCCTCGAGGAACATTCCCATCCCTTCACCGGTGACACCCATCCACTCCTTACCTATGTCAACAATTGAGTCAAACAGCTCCTTGACTGCTTGCTTACGCTTCTTTGGATCTCCTATGTCTGTTAGAAATTTATCCCATACAGCGATGACCTTATTGAACATCGCCTTGAATGTTTTTGGATCAAACATCTTCTTGATGCCGGCGAACATCTTTGCGACACCCGGGAATTTGGCCATGAACATTCTGGCCATTCGCTTGGCCTTCCACATCGTAATTCTCATAGATTTACGGATGCCAAATAGGGTACCCTTCATCTCCTTCGAGCTCCATATACCCCTACTCCACCCCTTCACGAAGAAATCCCAGAACGAATCACCGGTGGTGGACATTGTGTGTACGAGACGCTTCATTCCCTTGTTGAGTTCCTTAAGGATGTCTATCTGAGTCATCTGCTTATCTTCAGCGTCTTCCGTTGCTTGCTGAAGATCCTCATATGCCATACCCTGATTCTCAATTGAAAAAGCGGCGTCGAGAGCATCACCCTTGAGTTCGCTAGCCTGTTCAAGCATCCTACGCTCGGCCAATGTCATATCTTCAACACTTCTTCCGGTGGCGAAGAGAGCCCTGCGTAACTCCTCTATCTGGTCCGCCGGGTTCTCAGCAGTAACCAGTTTCATCACGTCGACATTCGCCCCGAATGCCGAAGCCAACATCGATGCAGATTCAGCCGCATTATCAAAATTTAGGAACCTGTCTTGGACAGCGGCCAGCGCTTTCATCTCAATTCCGAGCCTCTTGGACCAGGTAATGACCGACATCTTTGTCTTCATATCCATATGACCGTAACTCGCAACATCAGCCGCCATCTCACCGTAGTCCCTACTGATAGATTTTGCTGATATCCCAGTCACTTTGGACATATGCAGTGACATCTTACCAATGTCCTCGAGTTCCTTTACCATGTCCTTGCGCATTGCTGCGGCGTGCTTTCCAATTGCCCCGAAAGCCTCCATGGACAGTCCCAGTCCACGACGCAAACGAAGTAGCGACGCCTTGGTCTCCGTATCCCAGGTCTTCGATAGGTGGTGAAATGATGAGCCTAAAGCCTGAGACATCTCCAATAACTCTTTCGACGCCTTAGCGAGTCCCTCACTACCCCACCCAAAGATCCTTCGAAATTTGGTACCACTGCTAGCAGCCTGGTCAAATTCCCGGCGTAGGCCTCGAATATTTCCACGGACCGCCTTACCTTCCTTCGAAGATGTATCACCCCAGACCTCACGTATATCCTCCCAGGCCTCTCTCAGAGCACTAGTCTGCCCCGTTAAATTGCCGGCCATTGATATCAGACCGGTAATAAATTTAAATGGTATTGCAACTATTGAGGCGGCTATGCTGAATATTCCCTTTACGGCAGCACCCATTATGTCAATAAATCCACCGATAAGCCCGGTCACCTTCAGGAAGACGCTACCAATGCCACCGATAATTGCAGCACCCTTGGCCCAGCCACTCGACATCAGGCCCGACAACGCATCCCCTATTCCCCCGCGAGCATCATCGGCGCTGTCAGCTATATCCTCGAATGATTCAGCCAATTCCTCAGCCGGCTCCAGGCTATCTCGAAGGCTGGTCTGCATCTGGGCGTTTGCGCCCGCGGCGCCTGTCGAATGTTCCGTAACACACTTCGCGGCATCACAGATCTGATCCGATAGTTTCTTGTTTCGCCTAAGCAACTTATGTCTATCTTGCAGTAGCTTATTAATTTCTTTTTGAAGCGCTACCTGTTCGCCGAGATCTCCGGTTGCCATGATACATCAATCCTACATGTTAGTATTAAGTATCCTGCGAGAAAAATTTAAAAGTACCATACGGTATTAAATATTTTTTGATAATTGGCAGCAGCATGATGTTTTCGAATGAGTGCTTCTTGAATATCTTCAAGAGATGCATTCTTTTTTTGCAAAGTGTTAAAAAGATGCCTGGACGCCTCCAGAACCACTCTAGTCACCTGCCCATAATGGGAATTCCCTTTTATATCAATGGAAATATTCTCATCCAAAATTGCCCGGGCAAAAAGTCCACGTAATTGATCATTACCATCTATATCTGGCTTTCTTTTCATTATAATAACTATCAGTTGCTAGGTGAATCTTCTTAACCTGGAGGGTGAGCTAGTGCGGGTGTTTCCGCTCCATGCACGAGAAGTGGGGTCATTATCGTGTAAAGCACGTGACTGTTGGCCACTGGAGTCTGTCAATTCCTTATTTAGGCGAGTCAAAAACCAAAATCTCTGATAGACCGGAAGTGAATATGCCTCACTATACGTGAAGCCCATATAATACATTAATGCAAAAATTGGCTCGAGAAAAATCTCTTTATCACTCGAGGTCAGGCCAAAAAAACGAGGCGCCCATTGGAAGGCGCACCTCCGAGCTCTCAAAACACTGTGCACATTCCATCCATGCCTTCATGTCAACCCCGGGCTCATGACGATCGATATATTTTCTAAGATAAAGCGAATCTCCAGCTGGCATATGTCCAATAAAGGTATTAATCTTTGACCGATCGGAAATGCCGGCAACGGAAATTAATTGTTGTTTAAATCTCTGAGTAACCATAGTGTCCCCAGTCATTCCGCTCTTCTTACGCCTCTCAGCTATCACTGTCATCTCACGCTCATCCTCACCGGTCAAAAACTTAAACTGAACTTTTTTCTTTGTCATCGGTAATTCAGTTTCAAAAATATTATTGCCCACTTCCACCGGAGGAATTCCAAGCCTATTAATTGGAAGCTCAGTGAGATCAAATGTCTGCTTGGATCTCTCGTTGCACGCCGGACACTCGACCTCAACTGTATAGTCTGCACCATATCCCGTGATTCGAATTGCGGTCATTAGAGCATTTCTATCACCAGAAAGCATCTTATTTGGATTGACATCTTTATTCGCTATACATGAACGAAGAAGTTCAGTAATAACAGAGCCCTTTTTAATTAGTGCCCTTGAGGTTAGTATATCTTCTTCTCGAGCCGTCATAGCCTTTACCTCGACCGTCTCCTTCCCATGGAGTGGGCTGTCAACAGTGTATGCCACTCCTAATGAGGGTAGAGGAACACTTTCAACCGGAATGGTGACCCCAAAATCAGCCTCCATCACATTTCTAGTTTGAATGCCTTGCCTATGAGCCTGAGCCGCTGAGAATACTTCATTCCTAGCACCTCTATCCTTATCTTGTGTCATATTGATTATCCTTAATTTGCAGTCTAAAATTGCACCTAGACTTTAGAATATAATATAGGCATGAAGAAAAACTTGTAAAAAAAAAGCCCACCGAAGTGGGCTTTTATAAAAATATTAATTTTTAAAAATAATTCTAGAACTGAAGAACGATATTATCTGCTCGAATCGTCAGAGATACCTCAGTTGGATCTTCACTTGCGTAATCCAGCTCTCCATAATTAGCTGAAACAAGCATACATCCCTTGAGATCCCAAAGCTCTACAACCGTACCAACCGGATCCAGGAGTTTAATCTGACAATCTCTCTTATAAAAATCAGCGTAGCCTGCACGGCCTGAAACTGACTCAAAACCTGTCCGGACCCATTCCATCACCTGCTGGGCACCGGAGGGTGCAATTGGATCATGCAGAGTTACAGTAATCTGCTCAAACTTTGTTTTTCCGGCGATATACCGAAATGAATTTATGAACGGAACTTCTTGCTCTGTAGTTGTGACCGTAGGACGTGCCGCCGTTTTCATCAGAAATGAATCTAAACCTTCTAATGCAAACACCCACCGAAATTTCCTTTTCGGTTCAAATTTATTCGGAAGCATGTCCGTTACTGAGAGTGTCTCTGCCATTTAAAATCTCCTTGAAATTCTTACTAAACTAAATATACTCCAGCGTCACAAAGCTTAGGCCCCTGTGTCAATGGTATTTGACACAACAAAATCAAGCTCAATAAAGTCGACTGACTTTGTCGGCTGTAAGAATATTTTTCCTCTGATTGTGTTATTTTCAATATCTGCCTGCGTTGTTGTCGTAGTGTCTATTTGTACACGATATCTTTCAACACCTTGTTGTTGTTGAATGGTAGCGAGTATCGGATCAACTGCCGAACTAAATCTTGCAAGCGTCTCATCACGATTCGGCTCGAACAAAATTGTGTTTGCAACTTTCTTGACCTGGCGCCTGATATCAATAAGCAAT